AGAGGTTTAGGCTCAGGTGATTATCTTACCATTATAATCAATATAATATGGCGTTATTATATGATTCTTGAAAATTATAAATCTCATCCTCTGGAAGATTTTCAGAAGAACAACACAGTTGTCATTAATGGTGATGATTTGGCTATGTCTAGCGATTTTCCTGATTTGGATTTAAGTAGTAGGCATGCTGGTATAAAGTGGAAAGGTACATATAGTACTTGGGATGAAATGGATTTTTGTTCTATGAAATTTGAACCATTTATACATCATGATCCAGTTAAAGTGAAAGCGGTGCTTGATCTTAGACGCAAACGTAAACATATGTTTGAACCTATTTGTGAACTACAAAGATTAGGTGGATTATTGAGAACATTGAGTACTCGTGAAATTTATAATGAAATTGAGGGAAAAATGCAGGACCTTGTAATTGAGGATCCTAATTTGTTTGATACATATATGTCTCTTCATGTTGAATATGAGTTTATATTTAATAATTATAACAATAATTTTGAGTTTACTTAACATGGTATTTAAATCTAGGAGCCAAGTTAAAAATGTCAAAAAGAAACATTTCAAACAAACCTTTTAATAAGGTAAAAAAGGATATCCGTAAAGTTGTTAAGCTTGAGAAGCGTATTAGACCTAATATTCGTAGAAGACGAGAAAGACCTATGAAGAAAAATAATGGAAAATCTAATAGTTTTGGATCTAGGCAGGTTAATGCTCCATTAGCTGTTGGTTTTGATAGGAAATTCACTCAACCTATTGTTAGACCTTCTGGGAAGAACACAGTTCTTGTTTCTCATAGAGAATACATTAGAGATATACCAGGGTCTGGTGAGGATACTAATGTTATGGATTTGTATAAATTACGTATAAATCCATCTGATTCTGGTACTTTTTCTTGGTTGTCTCAAATGGCTAATGCATATGAAAAGTTCAAAATTAAAAAGATGACAACACATTTTGTTAAAAATTGTGCTACTGTCACACAAGGTAAAGTTATTGGTTATGTTGATTACAATACTGATAATCAAGCTGTTGGTAATGTTTCCACACTACTTAATAGTATGGATGCAGTTTCTGGTTCACCTTGGGTGGATCATATGATGCCGATACATCCAAAAAAATTTAATCAGTTGAAGTCATATTTGATTAGATC